CTCTCTCTTCCTACCTCTCGCAGTCTCGCAAGATTTGTCTCAGCGAGGAGTGGATTGTTACTGGGCGTAGCGAAGACCTCTCGCAAGCTGCTTCTTTGCGAGACCCCCCCTCTCGCATTCTTGGTCGAGTAGGCCATTCCCTTTCCGTAGCCATTCCGTCGCCCAAAGTTCTCATCAATAATCCCATCTGACCCCCTGTTAAAAGTGAAGTCGGGCGGGTATCCTGAAAAGGAGTAGGGCTGGTCGGGTTCCTCGGTTCCCTTCCCGATCCACCCTCACCGGCCGGGCCGGGCCTCCCCGTGACACCTCCCCACGGGTTGAGGCCGCCCGGCCTTCTCTGTTTCACCACCAAGGTGTGAGGGCTGCCCTATGACCGATGAGAACGTTCCTTCCGATAGCTCCGCCGAAGTAGCGCCTCGCGTGCGTATCCCGCTTGAGAAGGGCTGGGCACGTGCAAAGCTCATCCGCGAGCTGGCGTTGCAGGAGCAGCCGCAGACCGAGTTGGCCGAGTATTACGGCGTGGCTCAATCAACCATCGCCACCTTTAAGAAGCGGCACTGGGTTGAGATAGAGCGCATCCGCAACAACCTTGCCGACGAGTACGCCGACCTCTGGATCGCACAGAAGCGCAACCGCCTCGCAGAGCTACAGGCTGCTGCGGAGAAGCTTGCCGGTAAGCCCGACGCTCGCAGTGCCGAGGTACTAGCCAAGCTGTTGAAGGACGCCGCCGAAGAACTGGGCGACCTGCCTACGCGTACACAGGTGAACGTTAATACGGCGAACGTGACTTACGAGATCGTCGGTGTAGACCCGGAGGTGCTCTCATGATGAAGCCTGCCTCTTACTACGAGAAGTTGTACCTAGTCGCCGGCCTGTCCTTCGAAGAGGTGCTTGACCTTATCCGCGAAGAGGTCGAACTAGACCTGTCGTGCGACTGCGCCGCCCTGGAGTTGGAGGGCGACGATGAAGAAGTTGAAGTGTGATGCGTGCTCCATAGCGGATGCACAGTTCCTAGCAGTCAAGGGCCGCAAGGCTCTTCTTTTTTGCCTACACCACACGCAGCACCATCTAGCCGCATTGCAACGCGACGGCTGGACGGTGATGTATAAGGAGAAGGGCGGCAAGAAATGACGAAGCATATCTACCGCCCTCGTGGCACGTGCATAGAGCTGTTCAACTCTCGTGACCCGCAGGTGCTGTTCGCCGGCCCTGCTGGCACCGGTAAGAGCAGGGCGTGCTTGGAGAAAGTGCACGCCATGTGCCTGCGTAACCCTGGTATGCGTGCCTTGATGGTGCGTAAGACGCTGGCATCGCTAGGTGCGAGTGCAGTGGTTACCTATGAGACGCACGTCGCAGCGGAACACATAGCAAATGGCGATGTGAAGTGGTTCGGCGGCTCGTCCAAGGAACCAGCACAGTTCCGCTATGGCAACGGCAGCACACTGACGCTCGGCGGCATGGACAAGGCGACGAAGGTCATGTCCACCGAGTACGACATCTGCTACGTCCAGGAAGCCACCGAGCTAACAGAGACCGACTGGGAGTCCATCACCACGCGACTCCGCAACGGCCGCGTGTCCTTCCAGCAGCTCATCGCCGACGCCAACCCCGAGATGCCGACGCACTGGCTCAAGGTGCGGTGCGATGAGGGGCGGACGAAGTACATCGCTTCGCGGCATGAGGACAACCCGGTGCTGTTCACAGAGGCCGGCGACCTGACGCCACGCGGTGCGGCCTACATGTCCTCTCTCGACGCCCTGACCGGCGTCCGCAAAGCGCGGCTGAGACACGGTCGGTGGGTCGCCGCCGAAGGACTCGTCTACGAGGCGTACAGCCCCGCCGTGCACCTGCGGAAGGCGCTGGGACAGCCGCCGAAGGATTGGCCGGTCTGGCTCTCCGTGGACTTCGGCTTCACCAACCCGTTCGTCTGCCAGTTCTGGACGCGCGACCCGGACGGCCGCCTGATCCTCTATCGCGAGATCTACCGCACGCAGGGGCTCGTGGAGGACCACGCCAAGGCGATCAAGGCCGAGCTGGTGAGGCAGCGGCACCCGCGCGTCTCAGCGGTCATCTGCGACCACGACGCGGAGGACCGGGCCACTCTGGAGCGCCACCTGGGGATGGGCACCGTGGCGGCCACCAAGACGGTCAGCGACGGCATCCAGGCGGTGCAGGCCCGGCTCAAGGTGCAGGGTGACGGCCAACCTCGGCTGCTCATCTGCCGGGACGCCATCGTGGAGCGGGACCAGGCCCTCAAGGACGCTGCGAAGCCGCAGTGCACCGAAGAAGAGATCGTCGGCTACATCTGGGACCGAGGCACCGCTAAGGCCCAGTCAGATGGCAAGCCGCCCAAGGAAGCGCCCGTGAAAGAGAACGACCACGGAATGGACGCGCTTCGTTACCTGGTCGCCGAGCGTGATTTGCAAGGCCGTCCGCGTGTCCGTGCTCTCGGTAAGCCGAAGCGTGGAATGGGCCTGAACGAGTGGTAGAAAAAAGGCACCCTTGACCGCTTGACTTTCCTGTGGTAAACGCGCATTCTGAATTACGTATAGCCCGCTGGGAGAACCACTGCCCCTGCCAGCGGGCTTTTTCTATGCCGAAAGGGGGACAAATGCGGCTTATTAACTCCGTGTTCCGTAAGACCGTCAGCAATAAGGCCCCCGTTCCACTGGCACCGAAGCGCGAGCGTTTCAGCGTCTTTGGTCATAAGCACGACACGGGCACCAAGGCGTACGTGAACGCTTATGGCGCGGTCGGCGTGGTGTTCGCCATCGTCAACCGCACAAGCACCGCAGTGTCACAGCCTGACTGGCACCTGTACCGCAAGTCTTATGACAACCGCGTCGTCTACGAAGGGCAAGAGCAGCGCACAGAGGTAACACGCCATGCAGCGCTGGACCTGCTCAATAAGCCCAACAAGTTCATGACGCGGCAAGAGCTGTTCGAGATATCGCAGCAGCACCTAGACCTAACCGGCGAAGCATGGTGGGTCGTTACGCGCTCCGGCGTTGGCGGCATACCGCTGGAGATCTGGCCGGTACGCCCGGACAAGATGCGGCCAGTGCCAGACCCGGTGAACTACATCGCGGGGTACATCTACACCGACCCGGACGGCAATGAGATCCCACTCACCACTAACGAAGTGATCTTCATACGCATGCCCAACCCGGTGGATATGTACCGAGGCATGGGTCCAGTGCAGGCAGTGCTTACCGAGGTGGACTCCACTAGGTACAGCTCCGAGTGGAACCGCAACTTCTTCATCAACGGTGCAGAGCCCGGCGGCATCATCCAAGTCGATCGCAGGCTTGAAGACGACGAGTTCGATGAGATGACGATGCGCTGGGAGGAGCAGCACAAGGGCATAGCTAACGCCCATCGCGTCGCAATCATTGAGCAAGGCCAGTACGTAGAGCGGAAGTTCTCGCAGCGGGACATGCAGTTCGTAGAGCTGAACCAGCTAAGCCGTGAAGTGATACGCGAGGCATTCGGCATCAGCAAGTTCATGCTTGGCCTGGTCGATGACGTGAACAGGGCGACCGCAGACGCGAGCGAGTACACCTTCGCTAAGAACCTGACGGTGCCTCGCCTGGACCGCTTCAAGGGCGCGATCAACAACGACCTGCTGCCCATGTTCGGTAACACCGCTATGAGCATCGAGTTCGACTACGACAGCCCGGTGCCTAACGATGAAGTGCAGGACGCCACGATCATCGCCCAGAAGGCAACTGCGGCTAAAACACTAGTCGATGCGGGATATGACGCTGACGACGTACTCGAAACCGTTGGCCTCCCGCCCATGAAGTTCAAGAAGCCAGAGCAGCCGCCTGCACTGCCCGGCATGGCACCGCCTGATGGCAACGCACCGCAAGGCGAAGACAACAGCGACGCAGACGAGGAGGTAGCCGCATGAGTCGCAACTGGTTCGAGATTAAGAACAAGGCCGATAAGGCAGAGCTGTTCCTGTACGACGAGATAGGCGGCTACGGCATCGGAGCGCACGAGTTCATCACCGAACTCCAGAACGTCACCGCAGAGCACATAGACGTGCATATCAACTCCGTTGGTGGCGAGGTCTTCCAGGGTCTCTCTATCTATCAGGCGCTCAAGGATCACCCGGCGACGGTCAATGTCTACGTGGACGCGCTGGCCGCTTCTATCGCCTCGGTCATCGCTATGGCTGGCGATGAAGTGACGATGGCGGGCAATGCCCAGCTCATGATCCATGACGCTCATGTCGGCGTGCAGGGCAATGCCAATGACCTTTCCAAGATGGTCGAACAGCTCAACCGCTGCTCCGACAACATCGCATCTGTCTATGCAGAGCGGTGCGGTGGCGAGGTCGGAGACTGGCGCAACGCAATGCAGGCCGAGTCCTGGTACAGCGCAGACGAAGCCGTTAAGGCCGGTCTTGCCGACAAGGTGGCACCGAAGTCCAGGCGTCGCGCTCGCAATGTCGCTGACTTGCAGATTTTCAACTACGCAGGCCGTGAGTTCGCTCCGGCCCCCGCGTATCTGGGCGCTCCGAAAGAAGAGCCCGTTATTGAGAACGAAGCGGCCAAGTCCGTTGAGTTCACGTTTGATTCCGCTTCGTTCCGTGACGCTCTTAAGGAGGGCTTCGGAGATGTCTAAGATGACGATCCCCCAGACGGGGGCAGAGCTTAACGAGTTCCTTAATGACCAGGTGAAGGTGGAGCGGGCCGTCAAGGAGGGCCAGCTTGCCGAGGTGGTCAAGGCTTATGCCGCCGCGTCCATGAAGAAAGACCGTGAGGCCGGCGACCAGATCCGCGAGCAAGTCCAGGCGTCCATCCGTGAGTTCCTGGTGGAGAACGGCCAGGAGAAGCAGCTTGAGCGCCTGAACAAGGGTGGCATCGGCGCTGTCGTGCAGTCGCCTCGCAGTGCGCTCTACAACAGCAAGGCTGCTGGCGCCAAGCTCGACCGCGATTACGACGGCTCGGCCGACTTCTTCCGGACCATCTGGCACAACACCAACCGCATGGACCCCGAGGTCAACGCCAAGCTGACCCGGCTCCGCAACGCGGCCTCCACGACCGACCCGGCCGGTGGTGGCTTCCTGGTCCCCGAGGTGCTGCGCTCCGAGCTTCAGGCCCTTGCCCTGGAGCAGTCCGTCGTGCGTGGCCGTGCCCGTGTCATCCCGATGGAGACGTCCCGCGTCGGCTTCCCGGCCGTGGACTCCAGCTCCAACGTCTCGTCCGTCTACGGCGGCATCGTCGGCTACTGGACGGAGGAAGGCGGGACCTTCACCGAGTCCGAGCCGAGCTTTGAACAGATCTTCCTGGACGCTAAGAAGCTCGCTACCTACAGCGTTGTTAACAACGAACTGCTGACGGACTCCGGCGCTTCCTTCGAGGCGTTCGCCAATCAGGCGTTCCCGCAGGCGATTGCCTACTACGAGGACGACGCGTTCCTCAACGGCAATGGCGTTGGGCAGCCGAAGGGCATCTACAAGGCGAATGCGGTCGTCTCTGTGCCGCGCGGCACGACTAACGAGATCGCCTTTGCGGACGTGGCGAACATGTACTCGCGCCTGCTCCCGCAGTCCATGAGCCGTGCCGTGTGGGTCATCGCCCCCGACGCCCTGCCGCAGCTTCTCCAGATGGCTCTGGTGTCCGGCTCCACGCCTGTCGCCCCGCCGCTGTGGCTGCCCGGCCAGAGTGCTCACGGTGCCCCGCAGTACACCCTCATGGGCCTGCCTGTGGTTGTGTCCGAGAAGGCTCCAAAGCTGGGCGCTGCTGGCGACCTCGCGCTGTTCGACTTCGGCTACTACCTGATCGGTGACCGCCAGGCGATGACCGCCTCTTCCTCGGCGCATTACAAGTTCCAGAACGATCAGACCGCATTCAAGATCGTAACTCGCGTGGACGGCAAGGCGTGGCTCCAGTCCGCCATTACGCCGCGCAACGCCAGCACGAACACGCTGTCTCCGTTCGTCACCCTCAAGGCAACGACCAGTTGATAGAGGGCTTTCCGGGGGGAGCGGCTTAGAGGCTGGCTCCCCCATCAATCAGTCGGCTTAGAGGCCGATAAGAAAGGAAGTTCCCATGTCCTGGACTCAGGGTATTGGCAGGGTCGTTGACCTCTCTGTTGGCTTCGTCCCGACTGACATGTCTTCGGCCGCTAACACCGGCAAGCGCGTCTCTATGAAGAACTGCTCCGCTATCACGGTCGTGCTGTTCAAGAAGGCTGGCACTGCTGGGGATGACCCGGCTTTCACCCTCAACCAGCACACCGCGGCGAGTTCCGGTTCTTCCGGCACCCTCGCAAAGATCGACACGGTTTACTCCAAGCTCGCTGCCACGCCTGACGGTACCGAGACCTGGACGAAGACCACGCAGGCCGCTGCGGCTACCTACACCGACGCAACCTCTGCTGAGGCGGGCGGTGTTATCGCGTTCACCATCGGCGCTGACCAGCTGTCCGATGGTTACTCCTACATCTCCGTCGATGTGGCGGATGTCGGCTCGAACGCGCAGATCGGCGGGCTTCTCTACATCCTGCACGACCTGAATGTGCGTAGGGCTCCGGCAAGCCTGCCCGCTGCACTGTCCTAAGCAATGCGACTCCTGGATGCACTGCCGTAGCCCACAGTGCATCCAGGTCTTAGGAGTAACCATGGCTGGCTGGTACGGACTTCTCTCGATTATCAAGAACATCCGGCAAGAAGAGGCCGAGTCGGCACAGGACTGGCGAGTAAGGCCGCTGTGCTGCCCTAACGACGGCACCCCACTAGAAGAGACCGAGGACGGCGTTCTGTTCTGCCCTTGGGATGGCTGGAAGCACCAGCAGTGAGCAACACACCATAGCTGGGCCTTGCGAGGCCCTAGGCCAGAAAGCAAGGCGGAGCAATGGGTATCTGGTATTGCACCAGGGAGGCGGTGAAGTCTGCCCTGGACAGTAAGGAAACTGCGCGCAACAACGCGCAGATAGACCGTGCGGTTGAGAATGCCTCCCGCGCGGTGGAACAGCTATGTCACCGCACCTTCTACCCCGAGGTTGCGACGCGCTACTTCGATTGGCCGAATCGCCAGCGTGCGCGGGCATGGCGCCTCTGGCTCGACCGCAACGAGATCGTCTCGGTCACGTCGCTGACTTCCGGTGGTGTCTCGATTCCCACCAGCGATGTCCTGCTTGAGCCGGTCAACAGCGGGCCCCCGTACAGCCGGATAGAGCTGAACGTCGGCAGCTCCGCGGCCTTCACAGCCTCACAGACAACCTGGCAGCGCTCCGTCGTGCTGTCGGGCGTCTTCGGCTGGCCGGAAGCTCTCATGGCCGCTGGTGCCCTCGACGGGGCCATCTCCGACAGCGCGGCCTCCCTGGACGTGACCAACTCGGCCGTGGTCGGCGTCGGCTCCCTGCTCAAGGTCGAAGACGAGTTCGTCACCGTGACCGAGCGATCCATGATCGACACGGGCGAAGTGTGCAGCGACCTCGCGTCCCAGCAGAGCGCCCAGTCCGTCACCGGAGTCACGGCCGGGAGCGTGGCGGTCGGCGAGGTGCTGCTGATCGACTCCGAGCGCGTCCTGGTGGTCGATGTCGCCGACACGACGCTCACGGTCCGCCGGGCCTGGGACGGCTCGACCCTCGCAGCGCACACCGGCTCCCCGGCCATCTACGCGGCTCGCCGGCTCGGTGTGACCAGGGGTGTCGCCGGGACTACCGCATCAGCGCACAGCGACGCACAGGCGGTCCAGGCCCACCAGGCGCCCGGCCCCGTCGTCCAGCTCGTCATCGCGTACGCCCTGGACGAGATCCAGCAGGAAGGCAGCGCGTACGCCCGCACGGTCGGCAGCGGCGAGTCCGTGCGGAACGCGACCGGCTCGGCTATCCAGCGGCTCGAAGCCTCCGTGTACGGCAGCTACGGCCGGACCTCGCGAACGAGGGCGGTGTGAGCCATGGAGGTACGCACCGAGGGGCCGATATTCGACGGCCGCGCAGAAACGATCCTGCGGGACTACTGCGAGCACGCCGAAGAGGACATTGCCAAAGAGGGCCACACGATGCTTTCTGCGGCTTTCGCCCAGACGTTCCGGCACCCGAGTGGTTTCTACGAGTCGCACGTTGAAGTGAAGCGCGATAACGGCGGCCATGTCGTAACTGACAACGGCGTCGTATATGGCCCCTGGCTTGAAGGTACGGGCTCCCGTAACGAGACAACGCGCTTCAAGGGATATGCGAACTTCCGCCGCACTGCCGAGGAACTGCAAGGCAAGGCGATCGAGATCGCAGAGCGAGATCAAGAGCGCTACCTGAGGGAGATATGATG